TGAATAGATAAATCAGGTGGGCTATTTACACCTTTTACTAATTTATGTTCATAATACTTAAAATATGGCATAATTTTATTATTAACCGTCCTGCAATAAGGACATTTTATTTCATTTAATTTTAATTTTGAATTATCTAATAATTTTTTCGTTTTTTGTTCTGTGACTTCGTTATATAATTCTAAAAAATTAAATTTATGATTACATATTAATGTAATTGCATTATTATCTAAGAATTCATTACTTATTAAGCATCTTTCTTTATTCTTTCTCTCATTGTTGTCATTTTTGCTTTCATTTTTGCTTTCATTTTTGCTTTCATTTTTGCTTTCATTTTTGCTTTCATTTTTGCTATCGTTGTTGCTTTCCTTGTCGCTTTCCTTGTCGCTTTCATTCAAAAATTGCATAAATAGTTCTTTACTAGTCATTGCTAAAAATTTTATTAATTACTTAAATTTAATAAATAGTTTTTAAATGTTTTAAATAAATGTTATAAATAATGTTTTAAATAAATGTTATAAATAATGTTATAAATAATGTTATAAATAATGTTATAAATAATGTTATAAATAATGTTATAAATAACGTTTTAAAAATAGTTTTATAATAGTTTTATAATATATTATAAATGTCTTTTTCTAAAGAAATTTGGGGTTCTAGTGTATGGAATTTATTCCACACTATTGCTCATAAAATTAAGGAAGACAAATTTTTATTTCATAAAAGCAATATTATATATATAATAGAAAATATATGCAACACATTACCGTGTCCTGATTGTAGTAAAGACGCGTCTGCTATGTTAAAAAAGGTAGATTTTGCTCAAATTAATAGCAAAGCAGACTTCAAATTATTAATGTTTAATTTTCATAATGCTATTAATACTAAACTTAAAAAACCNCTTTTTGATTTCAATGAATTAGATNACAAATATAGCAAAGCTAATATTGATGCTATATATAATAATTTAAATATAATTTACACTTCCAACTCAAATGTTCCTCAACTTATGTCTTCGAGTTTTCATAGGCATCATTTATTTCCTAAAATAAAAGATACATTAAGAATTATTAGACAAGATTTAATATAATATTAGCCTATTACTAGCCTATTACTAGCCTATTACTTCTCCATTTTTATAAACTTGGCACTTGAATTGCTGATTTGTTGGTTTACTACATTGCACATTATTACTTACTGAGTCGGCAAAATACACGAATTTACTTTTTGTGCTTATGTATAGCATACTATAATATAGTACTCCAAAAAATATTCCTATTAACAAGCCTAATATTAGTCCCATTATATCACTGCATTTTTGATTGTATTCTGTAACAACATTTATAGCTGTTACACCTAATAAAAATAGCAACAACGAAAAATTATGTTGGCTATTTATTACCATAGGATAAATTAAATATGTTGACGAAAATGACAATATTGCACTACTTAGTGATGGAGCATTATAAATTCCACCTACATCCTTAACCGTAAAAGGCGACGGTAAAATATTACAAAATGGTGATGCAAATATGCTTTGCTTATTTTTAATAACATTTTTTAGTACTAGCACTATTACAGAAAGTATTACAATTCCCATATTAAAAACTATTCCTTTTTCTAAACTATTTTGCGCTATTGATAGTAAAGTAATAAAAAAAACAACCAATAACGGTGCTGTGAAAGATATATATTCAAATATGTTTGTTAAACTCATTGTAATTGCTATTGGACCGCTCGACATTATTAATTAAAATATAAATATATTATTAATTAATATATTAATATTTAATTGTTGGCGTTTTTAGTATTATAGAGTTTTTGCTATTTTTAGATTTAGTATTTTTAGATTTGCTATTTTTAGATTTAGTATTTTAAATAATTATTTGCGCCAATGCTTGCACTATATTTTCAAGCTCTACAAACTTAATTTTGCTCATATTTTTTTCATACTTTTCATAAAATAATTTGTAATCTTTAGCATTAGCTTTTGGATAATAAAAGGTCGTCACACCAGCACGCAATCCACCTAATATTTTCAAATCCAATCCTCCTATTGCTGTTATGTTTCCTTGTAAGCATATTTCACCCGTTATTGCTATATTGTTTCTTATTTTTCGCTTTGATAATAAACTATATAATACGAGTGTTATGGCTGCGCCTGCTGATGGTCCATCTTTTGGGGTTGCGCCTTCGGGCACGTGAATATGAATTCCTTGCATCTTGCTTTTCTCTAGCTCTTTTGTTATTGCGCTCTTTTCTGCACTGCTTAATAAATTGTAAGCCAATGTTTTCGCTACAGCCATACTTTCTTTCATTATATCTCCTTGCAGTCCTGTAAGTTTTAATTCTAAAAAATTTGTGCTATGAAAAAAACTGCTTTCAATATGTATAATCCCACTATTTCCATAACTGTTTGCCCATAATCCGTTAATTATTCCTACTTTTGGCTCATTAACTATTGTTAAATAGCTTATTTTAAATCTATCTCTCAATAGGTCTTCTATAAAGTCGCAACTTATTTTAAACGGCAATTCGTAGCATTTATTATTTTTCAATAGCATCAAATTTAACGAAGATATTATTTCAAATAATACTTCTTTTAGCTTTCTTACTCCCGACTCGTTTGTATAATGTTCTATTATAAATCTAAGTTCCTCTTCCTCAAATATTACTATTTCATCAAAATGAAATTTTGCGTATAATTCCGGTAATAAGTAATCACGTGCAATAATTAACTTATCGTCTAATGTTAGTATATCAAATTTTATTCTATGTATTCTATCCAATAATATTTTATCCAGCAACTCAACATCGTTATATGAAAATATAAATAATACTTTCGACAAATCTAAGTCTATATTNCTAAAATATTTGTCTTGAAAATGNGTGTTTTGTGTGCTGTCTATTAAATGAGTTAATATTCCTATTAGCTCTTTACCGTGCTCCGTTTTACTTACCTTATCCAATTCATCTATAAAAATAATCGGGTTCATACATTTATGCTCCATCAAAATATCAACTATTTTGCCCCACGTTGAACCCACATATGTATAATTATGCCCTTCTAATATGCTCCCATTACACGATCCTCCTAATGCAATAAGAGAGAATGGTCGCGGTTTATTATTTTTATCTTTCAAACAATGTGCCAACCCTTTTTGTGCCAAACTCGTCTTACCTATACCTGGTAACCCTTCAAAACCGAAACAATAGCCCGACGATTCGCCGTTTATCCATTGTCCTACTATTCGCTCAATTTGTAATTTAGCCTTTTTATGACCATAAACCGCGCTGTCTAATATATTATTGAAATCATTCATATATGCAACTATTTCGCCATTTTTTCTATTAATTTGATTAATATGTTTTTCAATAGAAAATAAATAGTTGTAATAATCACTGCTTATATGTTCTTTAAAAAATAATAATAATTCATTTATAGCCATTTCATTTGTATTATTAGGATTAAGATATAAAGACTTAATAAAAGTTAGTAAATTAGCTTTTAAAAATATTTTTTTATCATAGTCGCTAGGCGTCAATGTTAATTTTAATGATTTTAATAATGGTGCATTTATTTTTTTCTTATTATGTTCAATATATTCAGCTATAAGCATCAATAATTCATTAGTAATGACAACCTTATTAGTGCTTATTTTTTCAATAATATTAATATTTATAATATTATTATTATTTTTCATACTATTAATTGTTGTTAGTATATTACTTATATCTCTATTAGCGCTTAATAATAGAAAATTGCTGTTTTTTAGTGGATTTATTATGCTGTTTAGTAAGCTACTTATTTCNTATTTGATTTTTAAAATTTCCTCTTCTTTATAAATAGCAAAAGGTATTTTTAGTAGTCCGTCTAAATATTGCCTGGCTTTTGAACCAGTGTCTTCTGATTTTGATTTTATTTCTTTTAATTTTTGCAATGCTTTTTCTTTCACATTCATATTTGCTTTCATAAAATATATGCTTTGCTCTAAAGGAATTTTTGCCGTTTCAAAATTTAATAGCTCATTTGTGTATTCAACTGTTTTTTGCAACGCATTTTTTAAGTGCTTTTTGCAATTCCAATTTAAACTATTATATATTTTTATTTGATCATTGGTGCTAGCACTTTTATCGTTAGATAAAATGTCGTATAAAATATAAGCTATATACAAATTATCTGCTTTATTATTTATTAATAATAATTGTATTAGTATTGCGCGTTGATTGTATAAATCAAAGCTTATAAAATCTTGAACCAACATTTCTAGTGTTTTTTGACTATAAACAGCTATTTGATTAACGCTAGCGCTATATTTGTTATATAAGTCGCACGGGCTATATATAAGTAACTCTTTTAATGAATAATTATTTAGAAAGTTATTCCAAAGTTCTGCATTATAGCAATTACTAGTGCTTAATCCATTAGCTGTTATATATTTGGCTATGCTTTCTTTTTTATTTATTATAAATTTATTACTATTATTTAGCGCCAATAAATCGTCACATAAGCAGTTTATTACTAGTGTTTTTTGATTTTTAGAGTCGTGAATTATTACTTTAATTCCGTGGACTTTTATTATAAAGTTCGTATTTGTTCGAGCTAAGTCAAAGCATTCTAAACTGTCGCATTCTAATAATGTTTTCTCATCTATTATTTTAAGTTTTGAAATTGAATTTGCATTTGCTTTTGCTTTTGTTGCTTGACTAGTCGCAGTCCAGTTTATAATATTATAATTTAAAGGATGCAAGTGCTTTACTAACAATTTATATTTATCGCTTAAGTTTAAGTCGTTTGTAAAATTCTTTTCAGCAAAATTACACGCTAAGCATATATTTATTATGTCTTCAAAAGAATAGCAACCATAATTCTTTATTATAGATGATATGCTATTATTGATATATTGCAATTCATCTATAATATTTTCATAATTTATAGAATTAATTATGTTTATTGTCTTTTCTAACGCACTAAATGCATTGTTGTGTTCATTATATGTCATAATCTGCAAGCCAGAATAATAATTTAAACCTTTTGCTATATCATCAATCACTTTTTTGAAATATTCTAACTTTTCTTCATAAACACTCATTAAATTACACTTATATAATATTTCTATATTAGTTAGCACTTTTTAACTTATAATAATATTTGTGAAAATTGATATATTTATATATAAATATAAATGCAGACTATTAATTATATACTTCAATTATGGGTATTCCTTATTACTTTAGTTATTTGATTAAAAACCATAATCTTATTATTTCAAAATTGCAATTTTTGAATAATAATATAGCTAACCTGTTGTTGGATTGTAATTCTCTCATATATGACAGTTTAGATTTTACAAAATTTCAAGCGAAAGACCAATTTGAAAGTTACATTATTGAAAGTGTTATTATTAAAATCGAAGAGATTATTAAGGCTATAAATCCATCAGACACTGTTTATATTGCATTTGATGGAGTTCCGCCTTTTGCTAAAATAAGCCAGCAAAAAAATAGACGTTATAAATCTGCTTATCAAAGCAATTTATTCAAGACCGAAGCTTTATGGGATAGCTGTGCTATTACTCCTGGAACACGCTTTATGGCGGATTTGAATAGTGCACTAAGTTTGCATTTTAAAAATGCTAAGTATGTTAATACTGCAAATTCTAGCTCGGCGCATAAACCCTTAAATGTAATATTGAGTTTATCCGACGAACCAGGCGAAGGTGAGCATAAATTATTTGAATATATAAGGCAGTCTAGTGTTATTGCTAATAAAAACAGTGTGATTTATGGTATGGACGCCGACTTAATTATGCTTTCGTTAAACCATTTAAAATACACGCAGCATATTTATTTATACCGAGAAACTCCGGTTTTTATTAGCTCATTAGATAAGTCGCTTAGTGAAAAAGAAAAATACATTATAAATATTAATTTGCTTGGATCTATTATTTATAGAGAGATTACAAATGATATAATTATGAATAGCGATACACCTGACTGGTTAAGAGATGCACAATTTACTATGGACATATCATTTAATAAAACACATAATGCCGGATTTTATAATAAAATACAAGATTACATTTTCATATGTTTCTTGTTAGGAAATGACTTTTTACCGCATTTTCCTGCACTAAACATTAGACTTAATGGCTTTACTGTGTTGCTTGAATGTTATAAAAAGCTATTTGGAGCTAATGACTTTTTGTTATCTAATAACACTATAAATTGGCATAATTTTAAAAAATATATTAAGGCTCTTGCCGAACACGAAGAAACATTTATTAAAGAAGTATATAGTATTAGAGAGAAGCAAGGGCGCAAATTTTATCCTGAAACTAATGAACAAGAAATCGCGTTTAAATTTTCGTCTACTCCGTCGTGGGAGCGCAATATTGAAACCTTTATAAATCCATATGAAGAGGACTGGGCCCATCGCTATTATTATAGTTTGCTTTCAATAAACTCTAATAAGCCGGATTATAATAAGCATATTGAAACTTTATGTACGAATTATTTGGAAACTTTGCAGTGGGTTTATAATTATTATAGCTCGTCGTGCAAAAATTGGACATTACACTTTAAATACAATTATCCACCATTGTTAAGTGATTTATATTCCTATATTCCATATTTTAATAGTGAATTTGTAATTGTTGAAAATAATGACGTTTTAAATGACAAGCTGTTACTATGTCACGTGTTACCTAAAAAAAGCCTTTGCTTATTACCTAGTGAAATACATAATTATTTATTGAATAATTATGAATATTTATATAAAACAGATTATAGCATTGTTTATGCTTTTTGTAAATATTTCTACGAAGGGCACGTTATTTTTCCAGAGTTTAATATAGACGAATTTAATAAGTCTATTAAAAAATTGCTATAAACGCTTAATTTATTATGCTACATATTTTAAGCATTCGTTAAAAAATAACTCAACGCCTACTTGATCTGATCCTAAGTGACACTTATCAGGAACATACCAATGCTCTTTGCTAGAGTTAGTATATGCAAGAAGAGCAGGTATTCCATTTATCATTTTCATTTTTTTTAATTTCATATATAATTCAATAGAATCATCAATGTCTATTTCATAATATTGAATAGACTTTGGTTTTACTTGTTCAAATCTTGTACAAATGTCTTTAATCTTTTTACAAGGTCCACACCAGTCAGCAGTAAACTTTAATATGATTAATTCTTTAGCTTGTAGCTTGGATACTTTTGTCCTTAAAACGTCTTCGCTAATTGTTTCACTCATACTTATAAAATAGTTATATACTTTAATTTTATATAATTTTTTTATAAAATTAACTTATTGCTTTTTTTGCATTTTTGTATTTTTGTATTTTTGTATTTTTGTATTTTTGTATTTTTGTATTTTTGTATTTTGTATTTTGCAAATTTGCAAAGTTTTTGAAAAAAGTGAAAAATTGGTGAATTCCTCTTTTTGTACCATAATGGTCATATAAATTTTATATGTTAAAATATGTGTTTTTTTTGTAAAAAATAATTTAAGGATTTTTTTGGTTTTTGGACATTTATAAATGTCCATTTTTGAAATAAGCAACCCTTTATAGAAAATTCTTTTGAAAAGTCTCTTTTTTTCACTTTTGTAAGCATAAGCATAACAAAAATCTATAAAACGGATTAAAAAACGCCTTACCATAAAATATTTTTAATTAAAAAAAAGGATTTAGGAGTTTTTTTGTTGTATAAATATACAACAAATGACAACCGAAAAAGCGCAAAAAAGCGCAACTTTTTTTGTTTGTGAAAAATGTGACTATAAGACAAGCAAGAAATGTGACTTCAACAGACATCTTTTGACACCTAAGCATAAAAATACAACTTTTTTACAACTTTATACAACAAAAAGCGCAAAAAAAAACGACATCGTAACAAATTTTTGCTGTGATTGTGGAAAAACATATCCATATAGGGGTTCTTTGCATAACCATAAAAAAAAATGTCTTTTTATAAATGAAAAAAGCGCAAAAAAGCGCACAAACGAGTTAACGTGTGAGGTTAGTGATGATCAAGTTATTTTAACAAACGATATAATAATTAAATTACTTAACGACAATAAAGAAATGAGAGAAATTATTACAAAACAGCAAGATCATATGATGAAACAGCAAAATCAGATAAGTGAATTAATACCAATGGTGGGATCTAATAATAATAATCATATACAAAACAATAAATTTAATATACAAGTGTTTTTAAATGAGCGCTGCAAGGATGCAATAAATATGAGTGATTTTATAAAGTCTATACGGGTTAGTTTAGAACAGCTTGACTATACTAAGCAAAATGGGCTAGTTAATGGTCTAACAAATGTAATAATTGAAAATATGAATAAACTGGGATTATATCAGCGACCTATTCATTGTACCGATTTAAAACGCGAATCATTATATATAAAAGACGATGACAATTGGGAGAAAGATGTCAATAAAGATAAAATCAGAAAAGCAATTAAAGATGTATCCACCAAACAATTTTGCGCATTAAGTAATTGGACAAAAGAAAATCCGGATTTTCAAAATAATGAGACTAAGCAAAATTATTATACACATACGCTAGTAGCAATAGCAAACAACAAGGAACACAATGAAGAGAAAATAATAAGGAAACTTTGCACAAGCAGTTATATTAAAGAAGAATGACAAGCCTAATTGATTATAAAAATATAATTTAAAGAATAGACCTATAAATTATATTTAGCATATATATAGAGAAATGGCAGTTACAAGAAGAAATATGAAAAGAAGAAAGGGATTTAACTCAAGAAAACGGCGCCTTAACTCTAAAAAAAGGTTTAATCGTGGTA